GTCGTTCGCTAATACACGTCACACATGTATTTAATTGCGTTCCATCCTAACGACAACCCTTCGATTTAAGTGGAGGGAAAAACACTACGAGTTATCGTACTCGCCACGGACGTTTAATGTTCGTCCAACTTAATTTTACCATCATGTTTAAGGAGTTGTAGCCCACGTAAGTCCACTCACGCTCTCGAACAGAGCTTGATTGTAATTTCCCGTGCCACGAACTAACTCATTCATGAGGTTACTAATACTGGCCCTAATAGCCACCGTAGCATCATCCACTCGCCTCGTCGCATCGAGCGTCTCAGCAGTAGTAGGATTTTGCGGATTTTCAACTTCTATTATCCTATTCCTAGTATCAAAGGCTCCGAGAAGTGCCGACACTAGAGAATCTAGCACGGCATTGTATCGAAAAACTTTGAAACCAGTAGCAGGAAATCTAACTGTAGCGGTCGGTATAGTCTTCCACACGTCAGAGAACTGCTGTTGGACAGTAGTTCTAGCCTGTTGTGTTTGAAACTGATTACCTAACGCAGAAGTACACAAATTTTGTAACTCTAATGGATCTGCCCATACAGAACCTAAATACACTAATTGATTAGCACTGGTAACTGTGTATGCCATAGTTAAAACGAAGATGACTCGGCGTCTGACGACTCCGAGTTCAACCCAATTCTAACCTTGTCAACCAGCTTCCTCTCCTTATTCAAACCCATATTATCATTCCTCTTACTTACATATTTATTGCTTCTTTTCTTAGCTTGATTGCGAAATTTACGTAATCTGTCAGCCATTGGAACTGATTCGATGAACTCATCAACAACTGCTTCTGTAAGTTCAACGGGTCCTCCTTCTGACACACTAGTAATTTTCTCTCTCAAGCCTAATTTTATGTTGGATTTATGTACAATACAAACTGAGACAAACTCCAGAGATAAAGGACAGAAACCCTTTTCCATGGCAACACCTCTAATATTAACTAAAACTTGCCAAACATTTCTCTCAGCATCGGCGGTGGTAATGCTGTAATTCGGGATCAATTTGAAAGCAAATCGTTTCTTAGCCGCACTAGTTCTATAAGAACCAAGTGTTGCTTCGTCATCTCTTTGCATTCTCTTATCAACCAAACAAACGCTTACTCCGCCTCTGCAGTTGTCCGGCAGGTTCCACTCCCCGGACACAACCAACCCTGCTAAACACACATAACCATCTTTAACAAGCTTCACACCTTTAAGCAAATCTACATCAGATAACGAATCGTTTTCCATTGCAATCACTTTGTCAACTTTCGAAATTCGTACCGTCTTGACCGAGGTCATAACAGCGGGTAAGAACTTCTCAGCGGTAGACAAATTGATGAATTCGGAAATCTTAACGTCATCCTTGACTACTAACGCCATTTACTCTACAAACAATGTTTGAAATAACCTTTTGTCACACAAATACTTAACTAATGCTCTGTAAACAAACGAACCAGGAGGTGCGGTCTTAATAACCTCACCAACAGCGTCGTCCAAATGTGTGTAGTACGCACAATTGTTCAACGACCCAGCAACATCACAAAGAGAGGTCCTAAATTCCTCCAAGTGTTCTCTATTCTTGATGTGTTTCGCACCAAGTTTCGAGATCAATTTGAGAGGGTCATAATAAACAATACAACCTCTGTCGTGGTGAATTATGTACCTACCACAAAAGTAACCATACCTCTTCCTAAACAACTTGGCTTCAAAATTCCAGAGAAGGTTCGCACCTTGTTGAATATCAGGGAAGTCAGTGCCCTTAGGGAAGTATAGTATACTATCATCACCACAAAAGGCACCTTTAATTAATCTTTCCATCGGTAACATGGAGGACAGACATGCAGCAATAATGATTGTGTTTCCAATGAATGTGGTGACATCACCGCTTTTCCTTTGATACCACAAACACGTCTTTATTCCGGCTGTGTAGTCTTTCAACGTCGTCTTCCGATGCCCATGTTTCCAAACTTCGGCCAAGAAATCATCTAAGCCTAATCTTTTCCAGATCTCATACTCGACTGCACAGTGGAATTCGTTCTGTGATTTGTCATACTTGGAAATGTCTAGCTCTAATATATCCATAGGTACATCAGAGTCCAGATCTGAGAAAAATTCTTCGATCTGTGTAGGCGTTTTCCTTGTATAAAACATAAATCTCGAACTGTCGATTATCTCTAGCAGTTGTCTTGTTAATTCTGAAAATACAGGACCGAAGAGTGCATTGATCTTCTTGCTGTGATACACAATCGTTTGCAAAGCCGGGTACTCAGTTTGAATACTAAGATCCAAACGCTGTTTCGGCTGCTGCTTGATCATGTGCCTATATTGATCAACGGCCGGAAGGTCAATAAAGTCAAAGTCGGCCAATTGGCCAATCGTCGACTTTTCTTGCTTTCCGATCCATCTTTCCAAACTCGCCCTTGAAAGCAGAGGTATATTTTTTGGTTTTTTCTTTTCTTTAATAATGTATGCATCAAAAAACTTATCTACTACTAAAGAAGCGGTGTCTTCGATGTCAACGACCCCTACTAATTCGGGAGAGTTGAAATTCCTTTTGATCATTGCGACCAAGTTTTCCAACAATCCGGGTTTCCGGGGTTTTTCAGCAGCAGTCCTAATCACAGGTTTCAATGTCGTCCCAGATTCTCTAGGAAGAGGTACTGATTTCGACATATCCAACGTGCAATCTTTGACATTCAAACTATTATCTCGTATTTGCATAGTTACGGCATCATACTCATTGAGTATAGTGCTGTTTCCCGGCAAACACTTATCATAATAATATTGCATGTCAGAAACATCTCCTGTTTTTGGGGCTGCAACGAAAAGGTTAACACCTTTGTACACCGATTCTATCTGTAATTGCTATTGAGTTGACACATCGACTTTGTACATATCTAACAGGTAACTACTCACACACTCCAGATCTCTGAGCACTGAAACGACTGCATCTAGCACAACAGTGTAATACTTGATCGACCTTGTATGCCTAGACAATGAGACTAACAGGTGCGGACTCTGCCTTGAGATTATTCCCACAGGTGTTGGCGTCAGCCTTACCAGTGAGACATCTTCAAACGTTTCACCTTGCACCTCATGAACGGTGTGCACATCTTCGTAACCCCTTGAGAGCAGCAATGATTTGTCAGATTGAGTGAATGTAATCACCTTCCCTTTGAGTGGTTTAGACACTGGATTCATTACTGCTGCACCTTGAATAACTTCATGCGATACAGAACGTGTAACGCTTGACGCGCACATCACTTGCCCCTCGTACTTCTGATTCAAGAAGAAGGTAATATCCGCTGGACACCGCAGAGTTGTTCTGCGAGTTTCAACAACATCGACCTCGAGTTGACTCAGATGCTTAGGATAGGGAAAAGTTGCAACTCTGTTGATGTAAGGAATCTGTTGGGTGTCTCCATAAATAAAAGCCTCGGAGCACAGAGACATGCCAACCAGAAAATTAACGCAACCGGGGTGTAACATCAGACCTTCATCCAGAAATAGCCTTTTGAACTGGCACTGACCTCGACCATAATTCATTAAGAAAGAGTCTACTGTCCTTACGTTCTCCTTAGTCGCCACAATTAAACCAGAATTGTTTGCCCTTCTTCTTATCATTTCGGCAGCCTGTTTTCCCGGTACTAAAACCAAATCTTCGTCAAAGTTGACCCTCGAAAGAATCTCCTTTGTCTTACCGCAACCAGGAACACCGTCAACAAGTGTAACCTTTGCACTGCTTATATGGGGTTCACCGTCCTTGAGCACTGAGCGTATAGCTCTTATCTTCCCCATATCTGAATACACCAAAGATTCGGAGCTCACTGCGACTCTACGCCATGTCTCTCCGCACACAATGTTCTCGC